CTAGATCAAGTTCGTGACACATTGATTCAAAACCTCTCATCACTGAACCTTCAGATTTCCATTCGTCACCAAGATTTTTGTCGGGTACAACACAATCAATATAATCCAATAATACCATATCTATTTTGGTACCATCTGCAATCATTTTTCTAATTTGATTCTTAATTTGAAGCATTGTTACCGTATCAGATGGTAACTTTTGCATAATTAATTTGTTCGTCATAGAATCCTCAATCTCTTTAACTTTTTGGATAACTTCATCTCTTTTTACTGACAATTCGTCAGGGTGAATCTTTGTCCAAAGTGTGTAATGTTTTCTCTGAATAATCTTTGGATTATCTTCAAAAAAGATCTGTAATACATTGTTTCCCATGTTGAATGCGTGGTTTGCAATCTTCGTCAATAGGGTTGATTTACCTACTCCTGTTGGTGCTAATATAACACCGATTTCACCCTTCGCTAAACCACCTTTTAACAATCTGTCAATACCTGGTATTCCCATTGGGATTGGGTGTCTATAATCGTCATCTAACACTTGATCTATGTTACTAAAAACACTTGCAATACTTGTGTTTTTTTCACCTACTTGTAGTGCCTCTCTGAACATTCCTTCAATAGCGTCATAGTTTTCAAACTCTCCACCATCAATGATCTTTTGGGCCTTACTCATTACTTTGATGACCTCTTCTTGTTTACAGAACTTAAGAGCCTTCTCTTGAACAAAATCCCCTCCGTCAATAGGTGCATCCTTGATTTTACCAATCATGTCTAATACAATCTTGGATGCAATTTCTTGTTGTAATTCCGATTTTGCTACTTGTTCTAATGTATCAAATGATGGAGTATGATTGTACTTTTTATAATACTCTTTAACCATTTGAATGATTATTTTGAAATACTTGTTTTCAAAATAAATTGGTTCAATCACATCAATAATTGAATGTGAAAAATCCTTGTCTAAAATAATTTGATTCAGTAATTGAATCTGAAAATTATTTCCTAAATATTCAAAATTTTTGTTTGTCGCCATAGTTGTTTTTTCTCCTTGTAAAGATAAATACTATTAAACTAAACTAAATCCAGCATACTCGGTATTAAAATTTTTACCTGAAAAAATGTCAGTTAGGTCAGCTAATATACCTTTTAGTCGTGGGCGTAGGTCTACGGTGTATCTTACCTTTGGTGGGTACACTTTTGCATCAAACACTCTATGACAAATTGTCATGTCCCCAACCTTAATTATTAGATTAAAATTCTCATCACCATCTGTATATGATGTGTTTAGGATCTCAGGATTATCCTGAATTTCATACTGATTGTCCAACATATAGACAACAGAACGCATCTTCAAATCGTTTTGTAAATTCCCACATAAATCAGTAATGTAGTCGTATACGTTAAACGAATTTTTTGATTTTGGGTTAAACCCTCTAACATTGAAAAATCTTTGTACAACGATATTTTCGTTACACTTTAATAGGAACTCTACTTTTGTAAATTCTTGTTCTTTCATAAGTTTGTTTTTTTGTTTCTGTAATTTGTTTTTTCTTTTCTTGTTAATTTTAAAAATGGTTTAATAAACCCGACCCATGCATCATCACCTTTTGGTAGATATTTAAAGAATCCATCTTCCATCATCATCTTTATTAAGTTTCTATGTCCTCTTCCGTCAGGATCTAAACTTTCTGAATAATATTGTTGTACCAATTCTTTCCCTTCTTCATTTATAAGGGGTTCAGACAGGTCAACCAATATTTGATTTGTTTGATAGAATTTATCTCCAAAAATACCTTCTTTGGTTTTTCCGTTTATTAGGTTATTTAAAACAACACTTTTACTTTGTTCTTCCAATAACTTTTTACCTCTTGTTAAAATATCCGTAAATGAAACTTGTGAATCAAGTATCTCAGGAAATAATTTAACTAAAGTTTTTTCACCCAATAAACTAATACCATCAATATTATCTGATGTATCGCCAGCAATGATCTTAAATGTTTTTACATTATAGTGTGGAACCTCAATGTGATCAAATTTAATCTTACTCCCCATCTTATAATATTTCTTAAGATTGGGGGAGTAGATTGTTACTTTTTCTGATATCAATTGAGTAAGGTCTTTATCCGCTGAGAATATTGTTTTCTCCTCGTCTAATGATATTTGACAATAGTAGGCAATAAGATCATCCGCTTCGGAATTTTCAACCTCTAATTGTCTTACAAACATCTCCTCAAGATATTGTTTAACTCTTGTTTTTTGTTTGTTAAATGAATCAGTTTTTTCCTCACTTTCGTAAGATTTACGATTCATTTTATATTTGGAATATAATTTTTTTCGTTGAGACGAGTTTGTATCACTATCCCAAAACACAACCACCTTATTAAAGTTCGTTTCCTCCAAGAAACGTCTTAAAGTATTCAAAAAGTGCCAAGTTCCACCAACGTGTTCTCCGTTGTTGTAGAAATCTTTGACACCATGAAATCCTATTTTAAGTAAGTTGTTACCATCAACAACTAATGTTTTGTTCATTTTAATACGATTAACTCGTTCTACAATATATTAATCCTCAAATTCTTCTTCTTCGGTAGATTCGTCTAATGAATAGTTTGATCCACCCAATTTTGTTTCCCAATAATCAGAATATTCTTTTTTATACTTATCTAAAGCTTCTTTAGTATCCAAAATATATCCTTGTGGTACCGCAATAATTTTACCATCTTTATATCCAATACCATTTACGTGGTTCTTCAATATAGAAATTTTTGTTCTGATTGCAAATGATACTTTTCTACCATTTTTAGTTGCGTCAATATGACTAATTCCCGCTTTCTTTTGGTTACCAAATAAGAACACTAATGACGATGCCAACCATACTGCCTCACCACCTTTAGCCTTGATCTCAGGTTGTCCAAACGGATTGTCAGGAAGTAACACCCAAGGTTGATTTAAAATCACGAGAGTGTTGTAATAAGGATATTCTTCTTTTTTAGATTTTGATATTCTTGAGTGGATACCCATACCAATTTTATCTGCAAGTACCTTAGCATTGTGCATTCCCCCACCTTTACCATCAAATGTCATTTGACAAGGTACTGATCCGATTGAGTCCCACAAGAATAAAATATTATAAGGAATATCACCTTTTTCTTGTGCGTCCAAAATATCGTTAATAAACTCAGTCGCCTGTTCAATTACGTCAAATGAATCATTAAAGATAAACATACCATCATATTCTCCAAGTTCATTTTTTTCCGCTTGTAACCCTAATTCAATTGCGTGTTCCCAAGACCATTTCTTTTCAGTAATGATAAGAACAGGTAAGTGTCCTTTACGTTGTGCATCAGCAGCCGCAAGGATCATTGCAGTTGTTTTTGATGTGTTTGAATGCCCCAAAAACATATTTATACCACCCATAATTGGTCCTGGTAATCCACAAGATTCCATAAACGCATCACCGCAGTTATAATAACTTTCAGGTTTGTATTTAGTTTTAGTTGAGAACTTACCTTTAATTGCGTCTAAAGTTATTTCTTTCTTTTTAATTGCCATAATAATTCGTTTTGTTAAAAGATAAAAAAAGGTAGTGACTTTGTAAATCACTACCTATCTTTTATAGGATTTTTTTTAGAATGGTAACTCTTCGTCAATCACGTCATTTACTTGTGGATCAACTTTAGGTGTTGATTTTGTTCCTCCGATTGAAGTTTCCGCAACCTCGTCATTAGAATAAACATAACCACCTTTATCAGAATCCCAACGTGGAGTTTCACCTCTTGATAACGCTTCAAGGTATTCAATTGGTTTTTTAGAATAAACATCTTCCCAAGTCAATTCATCGTTAATCCATTCACTCATTGTTTCAGAATCTTCGTGAGTTGGTGTTGGGTCATCATACATAACGGTTTGGATCACCGTATAAACCGCCCCTTTTGGAGTTTTTGCCTTTGTAAGTTCCAAGATTAAATCACGACCCTTATCAGAATCAGTAACATCACCCTTTGCTTTCCAAATTGGAATAATTTTATCAAGGATCCCTTCTTGTTTGTAATTGTGTTTGAAACGCCAAAACTTAACTCCGTCTTGTTCATTATCACGATCAATTACTTTAACAATATAAAACTTACGAGCTTTATATTGTTTAGCCATTTCTTTGTCAGAATCTTTACCTGTAGACATGAGTTCGTCATAAACTTCGTTCAATGGTGATCTCTCATTGTCATTTTTTCCTGGATCATAGAATTTTTGCCATTTACCGTCCACATAGAGTTCGTGGAACCATACTTCTTTGAATGGTGAAGATCCATCAGTTGTAGGTAGAATACGTACTCGTTTCTGACCTTGTTTCTCGTTATCCTTAAGGATTGCCGCGAAATACTTTTTCATTCTTTCGTCCGAAGACATTTTTGAGGTGTTAGAAGAACCACCTTGTTTTGAGCTTTCATACTGAGCCAAAACCGCATCTAAAACATTGTTTGTCGCCATTGTGTGTATATTTATTTAAGGTTTACGTAGAAATTATAATTATAAAAAGTAGTGTAGTCAATAAGGTTGTTAAAAAAATTTGAGAAGGACACGAATGTCCCTCTCTATATTAAGGCATCATATCTTCGTCATCGTAGGTATCAAAAGAACCTTTGATTTCGCTTGGTGAATAATCTTCAACCTCATCAGTTGTTAAAACATATTCATTTTTTCCTGATTTTTCCATATCTTCTTCTTTATCAATAAAGAAATCAGATAACTTTTGATTAAATGGTCCCGAATCCAAACTTCTCAATTCCAATTTTTCTTGAGGGGTTTTTGGTCTCATTTTTTCAACCTTAGTTTCAAGGTTGTTAATTGCGTTAACAATATTATCCATCTCACCCAATTTAGATTCCATATTTTGGATCTGTTGGAATAAGTTATTAAAGAATTCTTCTTGTTTATCTTCAATATTTTTTTGTGAATTTACCAAGTCGGTAATATCCAATTCTTCAGTTTCGTCACCTTCTTTACCAACTTCCTCAACATCAGGATCGTTCGCAACGTCAACAGGTTGTGGTGCAGGTGCCGCAGGTGGTGCAGGGGCTGCCGCGTCAGCAGGTGGGGTACCAGGTGCTGGTGGAAGTCCTCCTTCCGCAGGTGGTAATCCCGCATCAACAGGGGGTGGAATTCCTCCTTCTGCAGGTGGTAAATCAGTTGCTTCCTGTTCAGTTATATAATTATTAATAGACTTGTGTCGTCTAATTTCTTCCAATATTTTTTTATCAATTGCCATTTTATCCGTTTAATAATTGTTTTATACCTGTTTTGGTTTCAACTTGTATTTTTTTATTTGTACTCATAGTGTTATCAACACGTTCAATTAAACCATCTTTCATTCTGATGGTATAACAATCTCCTGTATCCAAATCACATACTTCTTTAAATCCGTTTCCAGTTTCTTTTTCTGTAACCCTTGTGTTTTTACCCAAGTAATTATCCAATATTAGTTTTGTATTCATAGTCTTTGTTTATATATAAATATCGTTAAGTATTAAAAAGTAAAATTTTTACTTTATTGTCCTATAATTTGATTATATGCGGTAATCGCCTCAGTTACGATTTTCTCCCATTTAGTTTTATCATCTTCAGGTGTTGAATTATAAACATTATTATCTTTTGTGTTTGGGTAATGAATTATATAGAATTTAACAATCGCACTTGATTGGTTAGTTTGATATCCGTAGTCATTCAATTTGGTTATCTGTCCTTTGTATTTACTAATCATAAAATCAACAAAATCAACGAAAGTTTCAAAAATAGCCATAGGTGTATTTAAATTATCACAAAAATATTTGTTTTTAAATTTACTTTCAGATCCTGAGTATGGAAAGGTAAGTGGTACTCTACCATAGTTGTGATTGTAATTTTTAAATACCACACTTAATGGTGTTTTCAATGACATAATACTATAGATCAAAAATCCTAATGATTTATTTTTATCTCCTATTTGATTCACCCTATCATTAATTGTTTTTATCGCATCACTAATATTTATTTCCGTTGCGGTTGCGGTTTCTGTTGTATAACTTTTATATGTTTCAATTAATTTATCATCACAATTTTGATTAGTACTTAATGAAGTCGCAACATTTGTTGTATTTGTAATTTCACTTGATTCTGAAATGACATTATTAGTTGTTGCGTTTGTTGTTTTATCGGTTTGTTGAATTCTTTCTTTTACGTTTTCAAGTATTTTAGTACTTAAAGATTGAATAAAGTTTTCAATTTTTGGAATACTATAAAATGGTTGTCTTTGACCTTCAATTGTCGTATCAAATCCATTTTCAGATATTCTATGACTAACTTTTGTAATCATATAAGGACCACTAAACATTGGTACATTTCTTAAATTGAAGTACATCATTGGTTGCATCAATGCATTACCCATCATATCAATTGAACATTTGTAACTTCTATTTTTATATAGATTATATAATGAAACACTTTGTGAATAACCCGCTCTGTTTCTATCCAAGTTTGCCATACTATTTAACACCTCTAATGATTCCGATGTTGGTAATCCAGGGTCTTGAGATACGTCAAGTTGTTTAAAAATTTGTTGATTTTGTGGTCCAATATCAACATTAAATCCAACGACTTTATTTGATTTATCCCAATTTGTTTTACCTTCTTGATTTTCCAATAATGGATTATCGGTTGCTCTTCTTAGATCAAACGCATCATCCCTGTATCGGTAATCAACATTATCATTCATTGCCAAATATTGACTAGGTTTATTTGCGTAAAGACATAAGAATTTTGCGGAAGTTTCTCTATAATCAACATTTAAAAATGTTCCAAATAAAGTGTTTGCAAACTCCAAAGTTCCTTCAGGTTTTGGTGATGTGTTTTTACCAACATCTCTAACATTATAAAAATTAGCATATGCGGGTAATGTGAAATTAACAAAATTATTATTCACCAATATTGTTTGAACTAAATCAAGTAATGAATTTTTATAGGTCGCACTCTCAATTAAATCTTTTAATTTGAATATGTCCACATACACTTTTTGTCCAACATCTCTACTTGCTCTGTCCATCAACAAAACATCCTCAAATAACGTTTTACTTTTAAAATCCGCACCTGATATCCAAGTATCGTTAATTGTCTTAAACAAGTCCCACAATTCATATCGTGTTTGTTCTCCCTCAAGTGAAGACTTAACATTATTGTCTTGAGTTATTGTGACGTTTGGTAATTCTTTTCTTAATCTTGTTAATTCTAAATCTAAAACCGTATTTAGATACGTAGTATTTTTTGTGATATACGTATCCATCAAATTAAAAAATTCAGTTTTATTTATATTATTGTTATTTAACTTTTGAGTTGCATAAATTTTAATAATAGGCGCAAAATTCTTTATATTATTTTCACTAAATTCAACATCCATATCAACAAAAAAGTCGGTAATATACGATCCATTATTAGAATACACTAATTCAGGTATTTCAGAAAACCCAACATATGTTTCCAATGTTTTCCAAGTTTCAGGATATTGTGTTTTGGATTGTGCCAATGTAAGAGTTCCACCATTTGTTGGTAAACTATTTGGTGAATTTTGGTAATATCCTTGATATAGGTATGGGTCAATGATAAATTGATTTGAAAACGTGTAAAATAATTTCTTATTATAATCTGAAGGATTACCATATTTCATCGTTACCTTATAATCCATAAATGAAGTAAAGTAAGATTGAAAATTAGTTATTTGACTATTCTGTATTTCGGTAACAATACCATCACCATTTGTAACACTTGTTGTTGGTGTCGGTAGTTTCATTAAAGACCTCATCAATAACTGAAAGTTTTTATTAACTTTTTCTTCTTCCGTTTCTGCTTGTGTCGTTGGTTTTAATGTTGTTTGGTAATCATATATAGATCTACTGAAATTTAAAAATTCTAATTCAAGTGTGTCTAATATTTCTTTATTGAATGTTGTAAACAATTCACTGATTTTTGCGTTGTTACCATTTATTGAAAAATTTGGTTGTATTGCAACATCGTTAAATACTTCTTTAAAGTAACTATCAGGTGTTGGAATTGTAACTCTTGAATTATCAAAATAACCATAGTTAGGCGCCTTCCAAAATGTTCTAACTGATCCGTTATACATTGCCGCATTGTCCAACACTTCAGTTTTCATTGTTCCGTTATTCCTAAAACATTCATCTTCAGTTTGGTTAATTGTTGAACCAAAAGAAGGCATTGGGAATATGTATCCGCCATCTATTGATTTTGTATAACAAGTCCAAGGTCTAATGTATAGTCCTCTAGTTAAATCACCAAGATCAAATCCTGGTGTTTTATTAATTAAAGAACCTGTTGTATTAACCATAAATAAATCAGTACCAATCGCGCTTTGTATTTCGGCACTTGTATACCCATTTACATTTTGATTAGTGATTTGGAATTGTGTTGATGGTACGTTTTGTGAGTTATCAACTAAGTACGTTCCAACACCTCCCGCAGTTCCCGTTAATTGTTCCAATATTGTTGTTCCAATTGAGATACCAGTTCCTGATATTGCCGCCCCAACAAATAAATCATTACCATTTATTGTTAAAATTTCTAAAGTAGTTCCATTGATTTGACAAGTACCATTAATTGGTTGTAATGACACACCAAATACTCTTTTACCCTGTAAGAATACATTATAGTCATCAATTAATTTTGGATAAAATCCTAAATTAATATCTGTTTGGGTGTTAATACCATTAGTAATATTTTCCTGTAAAACAATACTTTTACTAGATCCATTTATAATGACATCATAAACTTTAGTTGTTGCACTATTTGTTGGATCGTAATTGTATGAATAGTTAAAATCAGTCCAAGACTCGCCCAATATATCTTCACCAGTTTCAACCCATGTTTTATATCTATGCCATATTGATCCATATTTTAATATCCAAGCATAAGGTAATTTATGAACTGCCCCGAATTTTTTAAATGTTGATATGATATAATCAAGTTCTGTTGAACTCCCGTTATCGTTATCTTGTTTGTATTTTTCTCGTAATGTCGCTAAAGGTAAACTATTAAGGAACAAGAACGCCGCAGATTTATAAGGGTATTGATCGTTAGTTTTGTATCTAAATTTATAAACTCCTTCTTGAATTGCATTAATAAAATAAGGAGTGTTTAACATTGATGTGGTTTGATCTGAAACCAATAAGTTATCATAATCAGAATAATACACATTACCTTCAGTAATAAACTGATCTTCAAACTTTCTATTTTTATAGAATTGTTTTAAATCTAATAATGTAAAATCAATTGGTTGACTAAAAACATTTGTTTTATAATTAAAATTACTTATAGGTTCTTTATCTTTACCCTCATTATCAAAATTTGTAATTATCTTATTGGTATTATTATATCTTAATATTTGTGTTGTCTTAAATATATTCTTAGCATCCTGAATTCCTTTTGCGTTTGCCAAATAATCATTATCCCAATCCAAATTGGTTATAGGATATAAATCGGTAAAATCGTAATTTTCAACATTATTATTATCACCAAAATAACTTTCAGCGTATGATGGATTTTTTAACGACAATAAAGGTTGTGATCTATCATTGTCGGTAATATCTCCATTTATTAATTCAAAAGAAGTATTGACATCATTTTTAAGATATGATGTATTAAACTCACCTCTAATATAATTTTGCCAAGATTCTCCTGAACCTTCATTTGATATATGTCGTAAGAACGCTAAATAAGATGCGGAAGTTAAATTGTATTCCTTTAACTTTTTTGTTAAATATGGATTATCATCACCTAACGCCTCAATCATACTTAATACTTCCGATTCAGCATAATATTCGGTCATGTTAAATGTTCTATTTGAATCTCTACTTAATTTACTATAAAATGCATTTATCAACATTCTTTCATATATTTCATAAAAGAATTTAACTTCTTCAGTATTTTGATAAACCTCATTAGTTATTGGGAATTCAATTGCATTAAAACTCAATCTATTAGGTTTAATCAATGAATTTGTAACCGAAGTTGGGAATTCATTTTGTCCCGATCTTTCAATTGTCCCTTTGATAAACTCCTCAACAAACTGAACTTCAGGCCATATTTCAGGTGAAAACGCTCTAACTTTAGTTGCGATTGACGGATCACCAGGATATTTCAATTCAAATCTTTCTCCATCAGTTTTTAAATTGTTCTCAACAATTAGTTGAGGCCAAGGATAAATTGGTGTGTCCTCAAAACTTAAATCTTTTTGATCCACACTTTTTACCGTAGATGCGTTAGAAAGTATTGCATTTTTTCTTAAATTATCATCTCTTAAATCCCACGCCTTTGTATGAACATCATCAAGTAATCTTAAGAACGATTCTCCTTGAGCAAAGAATACCGCAAGTACATTTCTAATTGTAGGTGCGAAACCAATACCTCCTGTTCCTCCACCTTTACCGTCAGATACAAATGTCGCACTTACTTTATTGGTTAGATCTTTAGTTAATCCATCTTCAATTTTTTGTTTTTGTACTTGGAAGTTTTCCGCAATTGTTGATGTTTTATCAAAAAATGATCCTTTACCGTAAAAGTAAAATAATCTAGATCCCGTACCAATATCCGCAGTAATTATTTTTGCAAATGATTCGTTTTCAGTTGATGGTAATTTTTTATTGTTTCTTTGGAAATATGTTTTTTCTAAGTCAATGTCCGCAACAACAACGTTTTTATAAAACGTGCTTTCAGTTTTATCTAAATCTAATACAATACTAACAGGAATACTATTTGGTTTATTATCCCCAAGTGTTTTATTAGTTTTAAGTGAATTATTACTACTTTTAACAATACCCGATAATTCAGTTAAAGCTAGTGTTTGTTTTTCAGGTGTATTATATTCTTTTTTAAATTTATAATAAGTAATACCTTCTTTTTCACCTGTCTGTGTTTTACCGACAAAAGTATCTTTAAAATCTAAATATTTTTTTGCCCAACAATCTTCAGATCTAATGAAGACAATTGATTCGTATTCGGATAATACTTTACTATATAATTCAAGATCATTTAAAACATCTAAATTTGTTTTAGAATATTCCTCAATAATATTTTTTAAGAATTGATTTAATCTAACTTTAAGTTCTTGAAGTGTTATTTCAGGAAAATTATCGTCAATCAATCCTTTAGATTTGTATTCTGAATACAATTGTTTCATTTTAGAATATCCAATACTAGACCATGAAGAACTAACAGGATCACTTGAGTTACCATTCCCTGTTGATGATTTCTTTTTTGTCTTAACGTTTGATTGATACATCAATGGTGCCGCCATCATACCACCCCAATTTATGTGGGACATGATAGTATATTTGTATGTATATAATCTTAATTGTACTCTAAAGTTTCCTGATCCAGGATCAAAACTTGCGGTAAATGATTGTAACATCAATGGTAATCTAATTGCTTTACCCAAATATCCTTTAAGTGTTAAATAAAATAACGGATATGGTAATTGGAAAAATGCCGCGTATGGTGAATTGTTTCCACCTTCAAATAATGCTCTACCTTTAATGTCTTCTAAAGTGATATCAATAACGGGTAAGAAATCAGTACCATAACTAACGTTAATTTGGGTTATACCTAATAATCCATTATCAACGGCACCTGGATTACCATTTGATACTAATGATTGACTATAATAATAGTCATTACTTTTATCGGAATTTTTAACAACATCAATCTGTTTTTGATTAACCCCTTTACCTTGTAGTGTGTTTTTTCCTGTAATCTCATCACTCCAATCAGTATCTAAAAAGGTCTTTTGACCAGGATTTAAAAAATTAATACTACCTACCGATATTGTTCTTACACTATCGTTTAATGGTGCGCCTAACGCCAATTTAGTTCTTGGTAATACCGAGCATTCTAAATTTGCGTAAAAAACCAAGTTTTCTTGATTTATAAGTCTTTCTTGAGCGTTACCATTTTGATCTATAATTTTGTTTGGATCTATTACTGATATGTTTTGGTAATCAAACTCTACTAATATATTCTCTCCGTTATCTACCATAATAGAAGAAATGATTTTCTAATGTATTTTTATAATCTTGTAATGAACTTAGTAAAGGATATGGGATAGTCAATATAGCCGAATCAGGTATGTTAAATTCAAACCCTGTATATTTAGGATTTGAAAGTAATATCAACCACCCAAAAAATGGTGTTCCATAAAATTGTTGTGAAATTTTATCCAACCTTGATGATCCTACTTTGTATATATAAACTTTATCTGATGATTTAGAAGGTAAGTTAATATACGGAACTACGGTTTGCACTCCATTTTGGAGGAACTGACTATATCTATTAAAATATTGTAATGCCATTTTTAACTAAATTTAACTTTACCATTATATGTTTTATTACTCACATTAACATTTACATCACTATATAAATTTTTAATACGAATTTTATTTTGAATTGTGTTACTTGTATCTTCAGTTGTGTATGGTACTGTGGTATCAAACTCTTCTAATTTAAATGTTGTGTACGTTTTATACTCTGAACCTTTTTCAACTTCATCAAAATTTGCAATTTCGGCGTCGTGTTCTAACTTACATTTTACTCTAAAATCTTCACAATATTTTCTAATGTTTGTTTCCATTAGTGTTTTACTTTTATCATTTTTAACTTTTTCCGTAATTAATGAATTAACAAATGAATTATATTTATTATCATCTAACATTATCTCAGACATAACCATATAAAAACGTCTTTCATAATCATCATTTAAATTATTAAAAGTATATGGAGTAAAGGTGTTAGTATCTTTATTGTATGTATTTTTTATAATGTTTGTAGTTAAAAACGCATCATAATTGATTAATTTCAAACGTGACGTATTAGTGTATTCATATGTTATTTTAGATATAACCTCATTACCATTACCACCACTTAAAGTGTATAATTTAATATCCCCAGTATCTAATTTAATACCATCAATACTTGCACAAACCACATCCAATTTTCTTAATGTATAGTTATAAGTTTCTTGATACGAGGTCATTGTATTTAATGGTTCTATAATTGTTAAATTTAATTCATTTTCTCTTCTTTCTACTTGAGCCTTTAACACATCTCTTAATTCTCTAATTGAGCTATTACTATATTTACTACTCTCCGCATTAATTTGTTTAATGATTGGTGCATTATCTTGACTAACGTCATTTGATGTTTTACTTACCAAACTATTAATTTTTTTCTCAACCGATAAAGATTTACCGTATAAAGGTGCTTGGAGATTTGTCCCATATTCATCAAATACTCCCTCATTAAAACTTCTTTCATTACTCACCAACTCCATAATACCTGAATTAGTAGTATTTGTAATAGTTTTTAATTGATTGAATATGGTTGTAAAATAATTTTGAGTACCTGTTGATAGATCTGTCATCAATGTTTTATATTCTATATCACCAGTTTCAACATTTCCATTATCGGATGTTGTTGTAGATAAAATTGTACCAACGGTATTACCACCTTTTTGTGGTATTTGATTTTGTACTTGATTAGTGGTTAATGGTGAATTATTTACCCCATTACCATCTTTAACCAATTTACCAACAATGTTTTCATCTCTCTCGTCAGTATTTTCAGTTGATACTGATCTCTCATCAAAAATTTCGGTATTACCATAATAGTTAAATGATAACGCATTTTGTAATTGTTTTACAGGACCTGCCAATCCTTGACCTCCAATAAAATCAAAATTTAACGTAACCTTTGCAATCATTGGTTGAATACCGATTCCCTCAGGATTTATATCAAAAATTAATGGATCATACGAGATACTCAATCCATTTGGTATAATTTTACTATGATAGAAATCTCCAATTCTTAAAACCAATACGGGTGGTGCACCAAACGCAGTGTTTAATGCGTCGTTGTATTTTGGATTTCCATCAGGACCAATAACAGGTATTGTCTGTCCAGGTCTCATACATTGATTAAGGAATGTTAATCTACTATTTAAACCTTCAGGTGTCATTGAGTGGAATGCAGGATTAAAATATTTAATTTTATCCTTAAAACTATCATACACCGTTGGGTTAGTTTCTTTAATTACTTCAAAATAATCACATTCAGAGAATAGATATCTTAAAATCTTTTTAGTAATACCTTCCTTAATTGATTTTTTAATATCAGGTACAGGTTGTACTTTAATTGGTGGAATATTAATTGTATTACCGCTAGGGTCTGTAGTCACGTCAGGTGTTACAGGATTTATTTCAGGAGTTACTGGATCCACTGGAGGTGTTTGTTCAATACCACTAGCCTCAATTGATGCCATTGCTACTCTACGACAAGCCATTGCAGGTGCTGAATACCATTCTCCACCTGTATTTACAACCTTACCATTAGGTCCGTCATTTAAAATATTTGCACGACAATCAGTACTAAATGATTCACCATTTTTTCTTTTAGGTGTTACCGTAGTTTGCTCACCTTCACTTATGGTATTAATAATTAATTTTTTTTCTTCAATTGCCTTATTTAAAACACTGTCTAATTTGAACCATCTAATAACCGAATTAATTCTCCTTGTTGATAAATCTTTATTATAGTTCACAGATGTAAGTGGAGATGCTGACCCTTTTAATTCAATTTTTACGGTACCATTTTTTTCTGTAATAATACTTTTTAATTTAGTTAAAAAGTCACCTTTAATTGTTTCAAAGTTATGAATTACAACATCATCAAAAAATGGATTAATAGATGACTTATTAAATAATTGTCCTGTAGTACCATTAGTTATTGCCCAAACATTAGTTGGTGCTTTTGTAACATATGTGGTATTTTTTAATCCAATATAATAATTATAATAATCCAAATAAGTGTAATTAGGACTATATGTTGATGGTGCGGGTGGTCTACCTAATGGTCCAGGTATTCCCCATTCTTCAGTATTTTTAGGATTTGGTATATGATATGGTGAATCGTTCTCAAAATAAAACCCATAATCTTTAAACTCATCTAATTCTGTTAAACTAATAACTTTTTGAGCGTCGGATACTACCGTATTTTCTTGTTTTTCCTCTGTTTGACTTACTGTAGTACCTCCTTGACCTGCAACAACTCCAGGATTTTCTTCTTTAGGTATTTCATTTACAATAGTATTAAATGTATCCCCATCGGTACGTGGATCATTTAAAATTTGTTGATATGTATATAATTCACTTGTTGGTATTGTGTTAAACTTTAATGCCAAATCATAGATATCGTATTTAACACATCCCGCAAAGAATGAACTCATTATTGAATTAATTTCTTGACTACTTCTATTTGCCAATTGTTTTTCAATAATTGTATTCATTGACGCAGGTGAATCAACAACAATTTTCCAACTTAAAGATCCTGATCTTGTTGAATTTTTATACGTAAAAATTGGTTCGGGTCTACCCAAGAATGATGTTGGGTTCCAACTCGCTTTTGAGTCCTCACTAAATGAAATATCATAAGGTGGAAACCACATAATTCTACCTCCATTTGGTCCTTTTTCACAAGTAGGTAAATCATCATATGTAAACCCAGGTTGATCAGAAGTTCTCCACGCCAAGTTCTCCAACGAGAACATATATTTTTTAACCTTACCATCAACAATATTTGTTGATCCAGGATTTCTTAATGGTGCAATATTTAAGTTATATGTATTATCAAAAACAGAATAAGTAAATTTTCTACCTGATGTTGTAATACCATCGGTTTTTTGTAAATCGGCATATGTTAAATATGGCGTATCTTTTTGGAACACACGACAATATTCTTTACCAACCTCAAATCCACTAACACCGATTGTGTTTGCTCCCGTACTTTGATCGTAGTATGCAATAACTTGAGAACCTTTAGTCATTTCCTTATATCCATCATTGAATACTTTGGATACTTGATTTATCGCGTTACCTACGTGTTTTAATTTTTTTGCTCCCTGAACATTATCAGCGGCTTGTATAATTCTTTGTGTATTATCTAAAATTGATCCCCCTTTATATTCAACGTCAGTTGATTGACCTTGATTATATTGACTCTCAATAATATTAAATTCATTGTCTTGTTGGAATGTCTGTCCTCCAGGTCCAACCTTAAATCCTGCATTTGGTTTGTATTTTGGTGATGTCCAAACAAATCCACCGTCAATTCCCCCACCATCAGTATATGATTTACCTTTTAAACCAAAATTAAGTTTTTCGTCATTACCTTCATATAATTTACCAAGTTCATCAGGACCATATACTATAGTACCTACTTGTTTTCCAAATCTATCTACCGCAACTTCGTTTGGTGGTGATGTTATTTTACTTGGTTCTGAATTAACACTACCAACATAATATCCACCAACAGAATTTGATCCTCCACCAAATAAGTTATTTACCGCACTTGATACTCCTTGGATTAGGTTTTTTTTGTATTGTGGTCTATATATGTTATAATCTAAAGCGGCAAACAATACTGATTGTTGTCCATTACCCGTATTCGCCAAAAATATTTCAGAAGGATTTCTAAACTTATTTAATATTGGTCCTAACGCACCACCCGTTAAATTATTTACGGTATTTAGTGATGATGGAACATTTCCTACAGGATCCTCCCCATCAAAATAATCACCAGGAATAAATGACACAGGAAAATATGTTCCCGTAATTCTATTTGCAAATGATATCGCCGCAAATACAGGATTTTCGGGTACCGTAATTTTCCAATTTTTAATGAAAAATGGTTGTTGTCCTGTTGCCAATAAACTCGCACTAAACGGATCCGTAATTGAACTTAAATTAATTGACCCAATAGTCATTTGTTCAATTTCGGTATTAACCCTATCTTGGAATATCCCCCTTAATTGTGCTGCCCCAAATCTTGCAATAAATGAATCGTTAGATAATGGTCCATTACTACCATTTGGGTTATTACTTGTTAAAATTTCATAAGGACTATACGCCGAAGGTACGAATATTGCTGGATCCCAATAAGGTAAACTATATATATCAGATAAAGAAATGTCGGTAATAATTACCAAATCTTTATATCCACCTTGAGGTCCAAATTTATTTTGGATATATGCGGTATCAATATAAAATTCATTAACTAACTCTAAAGTTGAGTTATCTCCAACGGGATAATAAGGTCCTTGGTTTGGATCAACAGGAAGTGGTGCACCAGGAAAACTATATTTACCTGTAAACCCTCCATCAGGTCCATATTCATTTAATGAATACAAATTATTTGACCCTTGATTTGTTGATATTAATGTGTCAGGTGAATTAATCACATTACTATTACCTAATGGTGAAACTTCATACGTTACATTACCTGCAGGGGGTGTATATGCTCCTTGAACTTGGTAAGGTGCTAAATTTCTTGCAATTAACGTATTTCTAAACGAAGAAGATGATGCAAATGATAATACACTATCTGACATATTTTATCTTTATTTTATAAATACCTTAGATGTATTTTTTTAACTTGGTTTTAAAC